CGCTCGTATGCCTCTCTTCCGCGAGAAGAAGTCTACGACGTCATTTGGCAAAGGCAGATAACAGGAGCTAATTATGGCTTATCCCGCTGTTGAAGCCCCCTACGGGCTTCTCCCGATTAATCTTATCGGCGGTCAAGTGTTTGCCGGGTCCACCCGCCAGATTCCGATTGCTACCAACTCAGCCACGGCCATCTTCTATGGTGACGTCGTCAAGTTGATTAGCGATGGTACTCTGGAAAAGGACACCGGTACGAGCGCCGCTACCCCGGTAGGTGTGTTCCTTGGTTGCACCTACGTCGATCCGACGTTTGGTCTGACCTTCCGTCAGTACTACCCCGGTACCACGAACATCAACGGCATCACGGCCTATGTGCTGGACGATCCCGATGCGCTGTTCAAGGTCGCCGTGGTTTCGAGCGGCACCACCATGAGCTTTATGAACCGTACTTCGGTCGGTAATAACGCTGTTCTGGTGCAGAACTCGGGTCAGACGAGCACTGGCAACAGCCGCGTGGCTGTTAGCTCGACCACTGCAACCACTTCAACGTGGCCGGTGCGCGTTATCGACGTCATCCCTGACACCGCTAGGGCGGGTAACCCCGGTTCGTATACCGAGGTTATCGTCAAGTGGAATCAGGGTATGCACCAGTACCTCAACCCAACCGGCGTGTAAGGAGACTGAACAATGGCAATTTCGCGCGCACAGCTTCTTAAGGAGCTTCTGCCGGGTCTGAACGCCCTGTTCGGCCTCGAATACGCACGCTACGGCGAAGAGCATAAGCAAATCTTTGAAACGGAAAGCTCCGAGCGTTCGTTCGAAGAAGAAACCAAGCTCTCGGGCTTCTCGGCTGCGCCGGTGAAGAACGAAGGTTCGGCCATCGCTTATGACAACGCGCAGGAAGCTTGGACGGCTCGCTACAACCACGAGACGATTGCTCTCGGGTTTTCCATCACGGAAGAAGCCATCGAAGACAACCTGTACGACTCGTTGTCGGCCCGTTACACCAAGGCACTTGCTCGTGCCATGGCGTACACCAAGCAGACCAAGGCTGCGGCTGTCCTGAACAACGGCTTCGACTCCGATTACCCCGGTGGCGATGGCGTGGCTCTGTTCTCGGCTTCGCACCCTCTGGTTGGTGGCGGCGCCAACTCGAACATCCCCAGCACTGCGGCTGACCTCAACGAAACCTCGCTTGAGGCTGCGGTCATTCAGATTGCTGCGTGGACCGACGAGCGCAACCTGCTGATCGCGGCTAAGCCGAAGAAGCTGGTTGTTCCGCCGAGCCTGATGTTCGTTGCGACCCGACTGCTGGAGACCGAACTCCGCGTGTCGACCGCTGACAACGACATCAACGCCATCAAGTCGAACGGCTCCATCCCTGAAGGGTACACGGTCAACCACTTCCTGACCGACCCGGATGCATGGTTCCTGACGACCGATGTGCCGAACGGTCTGAAGCACTTTGTTCGTACGCCGATGGCGCAGAACATGGATGGTGACTTCGACACCGGGAACGTCCGCTATAAGGCTCGTGAGCGTTATAGCTTCGGATGGTCCGACCCGCTGGGCATGTACGGCTCCGAAGGCGCTGCCTAAGCTAAACCCTATGGAAGTTTAGGGTTGATGGACCCCCCGGAGAAATCCGGGGGGTCTTTTCTTTGTAGTGAGAGCGTGATACATATACGCCACTAGGTATTTAACCCGTGCCGACTGCCCTAGCAGACGTAGTAGCGACGGCATGGGTATGTGCTACTACACGGAGATAAATAATGGCGAATACCACTTTTTCGGGTCCCGTACGCTCACTGGGCGGCTTCCAGACGATTACCGTCGCTGACGGCACTGGCACAGAGACCGTCACCGCCACCTTCGGTACGGCTACCTCGGTTACTTCTCTGGCGGCGACCACGGTATCGGCAACTGGCAACGTCACAGCTGACAGCAACGTCGCGCTTGTCGCTGGCGGCGCTTCTGCGTTTATCGCAACCAACACGGCTGTTGGTATGGGTGTGTACGTCGGTTCAGGCGCTCCGACCGTGGCTGCTGCCAAGGGTTCGATCTACCTGCGCAGCGATGGTAGCTCGACGTCGACCCGTCTGTACGTCTCGGATGGCGGCACCACTTGGATCGCCGTAACCACCGCATCGTAATAGCTTTATAGGAGGGCCTTCCTATGGCTATGCAAACTGACGTCAAGGTAACCAAGCCTCTGGCTGCTACCGGCGTATTTAAGACTCAGTCGGATGCCGACTGCACCTTCCGTACCCGCGTGAAGGGTATTTACGTCAAGAACGGTGCTTCTGCGGGTTCCGTGGTTGTGGCTGATGGTCAGGGCGGCAACGTCCTATTCACGTTACAGACTTCTCCATCGGCGGATACGGGTGACTTCTACATCCCAGTCCCCGATCAGGGTGTACTGGCGCAGGATGGGCTCTACGGTACGCTGACCAACACCGCTTCCATTACCCTTTTCTACGGGTGATATATGCAAGCAGTCAAAGGCTTCGATATGGCGGGGAAAGGGGTCTTCATCGGCCTCCCCGCCTACGACTTCAAGGTGTCCCTGAAGCTGGCGGTCTCGCTTGCCCGTTTCGCTCAGCTGGCTCCTAAGCACGGTATCGACATCAACATCGGCAGCGTCTGTGGCTGCTCAGTGGTCTCTCGGGCGCGCAACCTGCTGGTGCAGGACCTGCTTGAGTCGGATGCTGACTACCTGATGTTCATCGACAGCGACATCAACTTCGAGCCTGAAGACATCCTGCGCCTGATGGCGTGGGCGCAAGACCCTAAGAAGGGCATCGTGGCGGGTGTCCCCCGCGTCCGCGATGTCAACAAAACATACATCGCAGACCTCGACCATGATGAGAATGGCGAGCTGACGATGAATGGCATGGGGCTTGTTCGGGCTACGCGCGTAGCTACAGCGTTTATGCTGATTCAGCGTAACGTCATCGAGACCATGATCGCCGCGCACCCGGAGTGGAAGTACTACGACAAGCGCTGCGAGAAGACGGTCCCGGCCCTGTTCGACTTCAAGCTCACCGACGAGGGTTACATGGGCGAGGACTTCTTGTTCTGCGACCGTGCCCGTGAGCTTGGCTTTGAGGTGTGGGTCGACCCGACCATCAGCCTCGGCCACATGGGTGTGCAGGAGTACACCGGTAACTTTGGGGACGACGTCCTCTACCCGATGATCGTCCCAGAAAGGAACGTGGCGTAATGTCTAGTATCGCTAAAACGCTACTCGGCCCTCTCGCTGGAGGGACCATCTACGACTCCTTGGGCGCGAAGTTCTTGGGTATTAAGGACCCAGCTGAAAAGCGGCGGCTCGCGTCTGAAGCTGAAGCAAAGAAGGGCGCAGCCTCCGGCATGAAGCGCGGCGGTGCAGTCAAGAAAATGGCCAAGGGCGGTAGCGCCAGCTCCCGCGCTGACGGCTGCGCCACCAAGGGTAAGACGAAGGGACGGTTCGTATGAAGAAGTACTCTCGCGGCGGTATGCCCCCGATTGGTGACAGCGTTGCCAGTGGCAACCGTATGTCCAAGGAAAACGCCAAGGACGCAAAGGCAGTCGCAAAGACGAGCCCTCGTAAGCCCCCCATGGCGGGTATGGCTGCTGCTAAAAGCGCTGCGCGCGTCGGTCGTCAAGAAGGTGCTGAGATGCGCAAGATGGGTATGAAGAAGGGCGGCATGGCCAAGAAGCGCTACGCTGAAGGCGGTATGGCTAGTGCGGGTCTCGACCTCGAAGCCAAGGCTCGCCGTGGCGAGATGGAGCGCGAACTGGGCAAGATGGACTTCTCCACCCCGAAGGTGGAAGCCCCGGCTAAGAAGGCCGCTGCGCCCACCAAGAAGGCCGCTGCGCCCACCAAGAAGGCCGCTGCGCCATCTACCTACGAAGCTCCTGAAATCACGGTCACCGGGAAGCGCAACCCGCCAGCGGCTGCTACCAGAAATACCGCTGCTCGTGAGAAACAGATTACGGAAGAGCGTAAGAACTCGTTCTTCAAGCGGCCCCTGACTCCGGCAGAGACCCGCGCAGAAGCCTCTAAGAAGCCCGTTCCGGCTCCGTCGGTAACCCGTAATTATGCTGGTCGTGGGGCGCGTACTCTCACAGAACGTGAAAAGCGCGTGGCGAAAAACGTCGCTACAGAGGCAGGCCGCGCCAAAAAGCCCAATATATTCAAGCGGATGTATGACATGACCGTCAATCCGGGAGTCGATATGAAGTACGCCAAGGGCGGCTCCGTCACCCGTGGCGATGGTGCTATTCGTAAGGGCAAGACCAAGGGTCGGATCATCTAATGGCTAAGACCCCGGCTTGGACGCGTAAGGAAGGCAAGTCCGACAAGGGCGGGCTGAACGCCAAGGGGCGTGCGTCCTATAACAAAGCCAATCCGGGGAAGCCGGGGCTCAAGGCCCCACAGCCGGAAGGTGGTCCTCGGAAGAAGTCCTTCTGTGCCCGGATGTCGGGTATGAAGAAGAAGTTGACGTCATCCAAGACCGCGAACGACCCGAACAGCCGTATCAACAAATCCCTTCGTGCGTGGAAATGCTGACATGACTGACAACCATGACATGACAAAGAGCTTACTGGACGCCATTTCAGTGGTGACTGTCGTTGGGACTATAATGGACATGCTTCCAGCAGTTGCCGCATTGTTCACCATCATCTGGACCGGCATCCGTATCTATGAGACAGATACGGTGCAAAAACTCCTCGGAAGGGACTGACATGCCTAGCAAGACCGCCAAACAGAAGAGCTTCATGGCCGCTGTGGCTAACAACCCCAAGTTCGCCAAGAAGGTCGGTGTGGCCCCCAAGGTCGGTAAGGAGTTCGAGATGAAGGATAAGAAAGCAAAGCCGAAGAAGTTCGCCAAGGGTGGCTCCATCGACGGTTGCGCTGCCAAGGGCAAAACCAAAGGTACGATGGTTAAGATGGCCATGGGCGGCAAGACGAAGGGCTGCATGTAATGCGACCGAGTCGGGGTATGGGTGCCATAGCGGCGTCCAAGATGCCAAAGGCGAAGACTATTCGTCGGAAGGATAACCCCGGCGAGGTCACCATGTACGCCAAGGGCGGTAAGGTTAAGGCGAAACGCATGGCTAAAGGTGGTAGCGCCAAGGATGAGTGCTACTCCAAGGTCAAGTCGCGCTACAAAGTCTTTCCTTCCGCCTACGCCTCCGGTGCTATCTCTAAGTGTCGCAAGGTCGGTGCCAAGAACTGGGGTAACAAAGGTGGCAGTTCGTAAAACCGAGAAAGGCGCTTCGCTCAAGCGCTGGTTTCAAGAGGACTGGAAGGACGTCCGTACGGGTAAAGCCTGCGGGCGTCAGCCGGGTGAGAAACGCGGCACACCTTATTGTAGACCTAGTAAGCGTATTTCTGATAAGACCCCCAAGACGTCGTCGGAGATGACTCCAACGGAGAAGAAGACGCGTATCGCTCAGAAGAAGCGGTTGGGGCAACCTCCGGGTGCGCCTAAGCGCGTACAGGCAGCGCGGAGACAGAAATGACCACCAGCGGCACCGCTACGTTCGACCTTAACCTGAACGAGCTGTTCGAAGAAGCCTTCGAGCGGTGCGGTGCCGAGATGCGCACTGGCTACGACTTCCGCACGGCGCGGCGCAGCCTGAACCTGCTGACCATTGAGTGGGCCAACCGGGGTATAAACCTGTGGACTCTTGAGCAGGGGTCGATCCCCATGG